AGTCTGCATTGTACCCGAAGGGGTTAAACTTTAACGAAGGAGAAGGAAGATGAGCGATATATTCTCGCTGATTGATGAGGAGGTCGATGCCCAGAAGTTCGACAAGGTGAGCACAGAGAAAGGTAGTACGCTATCGACTCTGGTTCGTCAGTCTATGGAGATCGAGGACGATATTGCTGCAACAGAGCAGCGTTTGAAGGATCTCAAATACCGTAAAAGAAAAGTCAACGAAGAGGACATACCTGCTCTCATGAGCGAGATGGGTATGGACAGCATTGAAGTTGATGGCAACAAGGTGAAGCTACGCCAGTTTGTTCACGCTAGAATCAGCGATGAGAAACGTGATGAGGCTTTTGCTTGGATACGTTCCATCGGCGAAGGTGACATTATCAAGAATGATGTGACTGTGTCCTTTAATGCAGGACAGGATAATGTGGCAGGAGCCGTCGTTGATGAACTCCGAAACAAGGGGCTTGACCCGGCCCAAAAACAACACGTCCACCCCATGAAGTTAAAAGCATGGGCAAAGGAGCGTATTGAGAAGGGTCAAGAGATCGATTTCGAGACGTTCGGAATTCATGTTGGAACAGAAGCCAAGATATCGAGGAGCTAAAATCATGGCAAATGTAGCAAATGCAAAGTCCACTGCGGTGGCAAATCTAATGGATGACCTGTTTGACAGTCAGGGTCAGGGTATGGAGACTATCGGTGCAGAGGATATGCAGATTCCTTTCTTGCGTATTCTTCAGCCGCTATCTCCGCAACTGTTGAAGACGGATCCTAAGTTTATTAAGGGTGCTTCGGCAGGTGATATCTTTAATACGGTGACTGGTCAGTATTGGGAGGCCGATGAGGGTCTGGTCGTGCTGATGTGTGCCTATACCACCAAGTTTCTGGAGTTTCAACTCCGCGAGTCTGGTGGTGGATTCATGGGTGAGTTGAATGCCGATGATCCTGATATCCGTAAGACTGAGCGTAATGGATCTGTAGAGATGTTGCCAAACGGCAACGAGCTTGTCCGGTCTGCTCAGTTCCTTGTGCTGGGTATCGATGGTGATGGTTCGACGATCCAGATGATCTGCGATATGAAGAAGACTCAGATGAAGATAGCCAAGCAGTGGAACACCCGCCGAGCTGGTCTGAAGATTCAGCATCCGCAGAAAGGTATGTTCAACCCACCGATGTGGGCTGTGCCGTGGAGACTGACCTCTGTGCAGGAGAGCAACGACAAAGGTTCATGGTTCAACTACGCAGTAGCGCAGGAAGAGATGGATAGCGTAAAGCCTGAAGCGATCATGGAAGCTCGTGATCTGTATAATTCCTTTAGGGCTGGTGAGATTAAAACTGGAACTGGTGAGGAGAAAAGCACACCTGACTCTGACGACGTACCGTTTTAAACCTCTTGGGGTGTCGTCTAGGTATCAACTAACGGCACCCCAAACCAACAAGGGGAATACCCATGAGCTACCTACAACGGTTCATGGCTGCGTTTGAGGGTTTTGGTGCGGCACATGGACAGACACAGATATCGAATGAACGAAGGGCTGGCAAACAAAAGGCCAAGTCTGTCATCGTTCGCAAACCACTTACGGTCGAACTTATTGCTGGTCACCTCAAGGGCGAGGGCGGTGTAGGTTCGATACCGATCAACGAGAATAACGAGTGCAAGTTCGGTGCGTTAGACATCGATCAGTACCCACTTGATCTGGCTGCAATAGACAAGAAGCTACGGAAGATGAAAGTCCCGGCGGTGGTCTGTCGATCCAAGTCCGGTGGCGCACACATATTCTTTTTCTTTAAGAACTACATAAGTGCAGGAGAGTTCCGTGATAAAGCACAAGAGATTTCATCGTATCTTGGATACGGTGGCTGTGAGATATTTCCAAAGCAAGAACAGATTATTGTCGAGCGTGGTGATGTTGGGAACTTTATTAACCTTCCGTACTTTGATGCGAAACAGACGCTCCGCTTCGCTGTTAAAGAAGACGGAGAACCTGCAACACTAAAAGAATTCTTGCAACTCGTCGATGGGAGGACTGTGGAGCCGGAGGCTTTTGTTGGTTTGACCTTTGGTGAACAGATCGATGAGTTCAAAGAGTGGGCACCCTGCCTGAACTGTATGTTTGGGCAGGGTATACCCGAAGGCACACGCAACACAGTGATGTTTGCAGCAGCCGTGGGATGCAAGAAGGAGCAGCCGGACAACTGGAAGTCGAGGCTCGAAGAAATCAACAACAAGTTTTGTACGCCGCCTCTGCCTGCGTCAGAGGTTGTGACGATCCAGACTCAGCATGAGAAGAAAGAGTATGGATTCCCGTGTGATCAGGAGCCACTCAAAAGCTTTTGCAACAAGAGTCTGTGCAGGACAAAGAAGTATGGCATTGGTGGTCATGCCTCGAACGTAGATATATCAGGACTGTGTGTGGTCAAATCCGAACCGCCTGTGTGGTTCTGTGACGTGGCAGGGCAACGTGTCGAACTGACAACGGATGATCTGCAAACACCGCAACGATTCCAAAAAGCCTGCATGGAACAGATCCGTAAGATGCCACCGCTGATGAAACTGGCAGAGTGGCAGGTCATTGTGTCGATCATGATGGAAGACATGAGTGAGATCGAGGTGCCGGAAGAACTGACATACAAAGGGCAGTTCATGGATCTGCTCGAGGCGTTTTGTGATGGCCGGGTGCAGGCACAGTCAGCCGAAGAGATCAGTCTGGGTAAGCCGTACACTGATGAAGAAGACAACATGACATATTTTAAGATCGAGGCGCTGATGAAGTATCTGCGTAACAACAAGTTCGATACATACAGCCGGGGTCAGATTCAGGAGCGACTCAAGGAAATGAATTCTGGTTCCGCTGCACATGGCAAGAAACGATTTAATACAACCAAGGGTGAATCAAAACAACTTCGAGTCTGGTGGGTGCCTGCGTTTAATAAAGAGATCCAAGTTCCAAGTATCGAGGTTCAAGATAATGAGGTGCCGTTCTAATGTATGTGGCTTATTTTTTATGTGACACTTGTGGTCATCGTTGGACAACTCGTTATAGGAAGGTTAAGTCATTAGAGCTTGGCGATACTTGTGAAAACTGTATGGATCGTCTGCCCTATCAAAGTGACTTTAAGGGTTATGTTTCTGAGCCATATTTTTACGAAGAGGTGGATTAAGATGGAAACCACAATCTTCGGACCCCCAGGCACGGGCAAGACAACAAGACTCATCGAGATCGTACAGCAGGAGCTAGAGAATGGCACACTTCCTGAACATATTGCGTTCGTATCTTTTTCTCGTAAGGCGGCAGAGGAAGCTCGAGAGAGGGCGGCGGCAAAGCTAAACATGGATGTGGATCAGATGATCTGGTTCCGCACGTTGCATAGTTTTGCGTTTCAATACATGGGTCTGACGACAAAGCAGGTGTTGGTCGGCAAGGACTTTACCAAGATTGGCAAGCTGTTGGGTCTTGAGTTTAGCTCGAACTCGTCAGTCACCATGGCCGATGGTCTTTTGTTTACCCCCGGCAAGAGCGGTGACGCATATATGTTTATCATACAGATGGCACGGGTTCGGGGGGTCAGCATCGAGCAACAGTTCAACGAGGTGGCTGATCGCAGACTGCACTACCAACAACTCAAGCTGGTAGACGAGGTGTTGCGTGACTACAAGAAAGAAACAGGCAAGATAGATTTTGTGGACATGATCGAGGACTTCATTGAACAGGGCGACAGTCCGCTGCTCGATGTTCTGATCGTGGACGAAGCACAAGATCTGGTTCCGCTACAATGGCGCATGGTGCATGAGGTGATGAAACCCAACGCCAAGCGCATATACTATGCCGGGGATGATGATCAGTGCATCTATTCGTGGATGGGTGTGGATGTCAAAGACTTCCTGAACGCTTGCCCCAACAAGATCGTGCTCGATAAATCATACCGCCTGCCTGTGTCGATACACAAACAAGCAGACAATATGGTCAGACGTTTGATAACGAGACAACCAAAGACATGGTCAAGCACCGAAGAGCAAGGTTCGATAACATGGCACCGGGATATCATGGATGTAGATATCAGGACGGGCGAGTGGTTGATACTGGCTCGAACAAACTACATCGCAAACAGGGTGGCTAGTGATCTAAAGGATCAGGGCTATCTGTACTGGCGCGAGGGGTCGGGCTGGTCGATATCACCAAACGTGTTGAGCGGCATCGAGATGTGGCTGGATCTATGCAGGGGCAGGTTCTTGTCTGCGGCAGATATCAAGAAGCTATCAACGCTATTGGTATCGGATGCCATAACTAAGTCTGGCAGGAAGAAGCTTGCTAGTCTGGATGCAGAAGAAACATATGGTTTCAGTGATGTCAAAACTCTGGGTGAGTTGACAGCAGAGATCGATACACCATGGCACGAGGTGCTGAAGGTGTCGGAGAACGAGCGGATATACATTACATCTGTCCGCCGAATGGGTGAATCTATCCTGACAGGCAAGCCGCGAATCAGGATATCAACTATACACAAAGCCAAGGGTGGCGAAGCAGACAACGTAGCTCTGCTGCTCGACTCTTCGAGGGCTTGTGTTGAGAGCAGGGATCAGGACGCTGAGATCAGGACATTCTATGTTGGCCTGACTCGTGCTCGAAAGTCTCTGCACATTATCGAATCACAATCATATTATGGGTTTCAGCTATGAAAGACAGACAATTCTTTTTGAAGACAGCAGAGCAGCTTATCAACGGTCCAAGAGCCAAGGAGTATGGCCCGGCCAGAAAGAACCACGAGCGTATTGCACAGATATGGAGCATCATACTCGAGCAGGAGATCACGCCTGAACAGGTGGTAGCTTGCATGGTGGGACTCAAATTAGCTAGATTAAGTGAAGACATGACAAAAGATGACTCATGGGTAGACATAATAGGTTATGCCGCCCTTGGAGGTGAGATCACAAACGATGGATAAGCAGATGAATATTCTTGACATAGATGTCAAAGAAGCTGCGCTTGGTTTTGG